GCCTCAGAACTTCTTAATTGACCCTGTAGCAACATCTATTGAAGATGCTATGGGTGTAGCTGTTGATGAGTTTGTTAGTCAGCACCATGTAGAACTACTGCAAGAACAGGGCGTGTACAAGGATGTTTATGTTGGTTCTGCCGCACCTGACACGGACCTAGAGCCTGACCAAGACCTTACTGTTTACAGTGACGACAAGGTTAGACTGACTAAGTACTACGGTTTAGTGCCACGAGAGCTTCTAGACGCCGCTATGAGCGACGATACGGAAGAACTAGTAGAAGGGGAAGGGTCTGACTCAAAGTACGTAGAAGCCGTTGTAGTGATCGCTAACGGCGGTATACTACTCAAGGCTGAAGCTAACCCGTACATGATGGAAGACCGTCCTATTGTAGCGTTTCCTTGGGACGTAGTACCCGGACGTTTCTGGGGTCGTGGTGTATGTGAAAAAGGCTACAACAGTCAGAAAGCTCTTGACACTGAGTTACGTGCAAGAATAGACGCATTAAGCTTAACTATTCACCCAATGATGGCTATGGACGCCACACGTTTACCAAGAGGCTCTAAACCAGAAGTACGGCCCGGTAAGATAATTTTAACCAGTGGAGACCCTCGTGAAGTACTTCAGCCTTTCAACTTTGGTCAAGTCAATCAAATCACTTTTGCTCAGGCCGGAGCCTTGCAGCAGATGGTACAGCAAGCAACAGGAGCCGTTGACTCAGCAGGAATTGCAGGTCAGGTTAACGGCGAGAGTACTGCCGCTGGCATTAGTATGTCTCTTGGCGCTATTATTAAACGTCATAAACGGACCCTAATTAACTTCCAACAATCTTTCTTGATTCCTTTTGTTAAGAAAGCAGCCTATAGGTATATGCAATTTGACCCCGAAAATTACCCCGTTGCTGATTATAAATTTAACGCTAGTAGTACTTTGGGTATTATCGCAAGAGAGTACGAAGTTACTCAGTTAGTTCAGTTGTTACAGACTATGGGCAAGGAATCACCACTGTACAACACATTGATTCAGTCTGTTGTTGACAATATGAATTTGTCTAACCGTGAAGAATTACTTGCAGCACTTGCACAAGCTTCACAACCTAACCCACAAGCACAGCAGATGCAACAACAAGCACAACAGCTGCAAATGCAGTTCCAGCAGTCGCAGACTCAAGCACTATCTGCTCAGGCTCAAGAGTCACAAGCACGAGCTGCTAAGTTAGCTGCTGAAGCTGCTGTTGTACCGCAAGAACTAGAAATAGATAAGATTAACGCTATCACTCGAAACCTTCGTGAAGGTGATGCTGAAGATAAAGAGTTTGAACGCCGTATGAAAGTGGCTGATACTCTCCTCAAAGAAAAGCAACTACAAGGTAAGACTAATGCTAATAACGCAAAAGGAAATGCAGTCCCTGCTGGACCAAGTCAACGACCACTTCAAAGGGACGTTCCAACGCCTCAAAGTCCTAGAGGACCAGCTAAACCAACTGGAAACCAAGGTGGAGGGATTATCTAATGCCAGCAAAGAAAGACCCAAAACTAGCACGAGCAGGAGTAAGCGGGTACAACAAACCAAAGCGGACGCCTAGCCACAAGACTAAGAAGTTTGTAGTCGTTGCTAAAGAAGGTGACACAACTAAAACCATACGCTTTGGCGATCAAAACATGAGCATTAAGAAGGACCAGCCTGCACGACGGAAGTCGTTTAGAGCACGTCACAAGTGTGACACAAGCCCACCCAGTAAACTAACAGCACGATATTGGTCGTGTAAGAAATGGTAAGGAGATAGTTATGCCATACGGAACAGGAACATACGGAAACAAAGTAGGACGACCACCGGCCAAAAAGAAAAAGAAAGCCATGCCTGTAACACGCAGTAGAGGTACAGGAAGTAGACGAGGTAAGTAACATGGCTAAAGCAAAAGCAAAGCCTAAAAAGTCTGGACCTACTCCTAAAAATAAGGCATTGTATTCTAGAGTTAAAGCAGAGGCTAAACGTAAGTTTGACGTATGGCCTTCTGCCTACGCTTCTGCGTGGTTAACTCGTGAGTACAAAAAACGTGGAGGTACTTATGCCTAAAAGGGTTTCTACAGGAGGTGCTAAACGTCCCAAGAAAGGTTTAACCAAATGGTTTGACGAAGAATGGGTAGACGTTAAGACAGGTAAGTCTTGTGGTCGTAAGTCTACAAAAAAAGTAGGCTCTAAGAAAACTACTCGTCCATACCCCTCCTGTCGGCCTAAGGCAGTAGCAGCTAAGATGACAGCAGCAGAAAAGAAGTCCTCTGCTACACGTAAGACAGGACCTAAAGCTATTAAACATGCAGTCACAGCTTCTGGTAAGCGTAGGAAAACCACTAGAAAAGCTTGACATTTACTAAAAAGTATGATATAATTAAACTATAGTTAACAACATTAGAGAAACCAATGACATCTGAGCTTGAAACTTATTTTAACAACTACAACGAACTCTTCAATAGTGAAGGTTTCAAACAACTCATTCAAGAGCTTTCTACTAACGCACAGCAATTAGCAGATATACAGACTGTAAAAAACGTAGAAGATTTACACTTCCGTAAAGGACAAGTTGCTGCTTTTGCTACCGTAATTAACCTACAGAGTACTATTGAGGCTGCCAGAGACCAAGCTGAAGCCGACGAAGAAGATCCTGTAGATGTATAAAATATATGACTTCCGTTGCACTAACGGTCACGTCTTTGAAGAATTTGTAACGTCAGGTACTACAACCAGTAGGTGCGGTTGTGGCGCTAACGCTACAAAAATGGTATCTGCCCCGTCTTTCCACCTTAATGGCTCCGATGGTTCATTCCCCGGAGCACACATTAAATGGGCTAGGGAACACGAAAAAGCAGGTAATAAATAGTAACTCCATAATGATTATAATCACGGAGCTTAATAATGTCAAGAGCAACATTAGTTGACCCGCAGCCCGAAATGGAAAACGCGGACGATATAAATGAAGAAGCAAATGAGACTCAGTACGTAGAAGAACAAACTGAGCAACCTCAAGAGCAGTCTACCGTTCCAGAGAAGTACCAAGGTAAGTCTTTGGAAGAAGTTGTACAGATGCACCAAGAAGCTGAAAAACTTTTAGGTCGTCAGTCCGGTGAGGTAGGTGAACTTCGCAAAGTGGTAGATGATTATATTTCTAATCAAACTACTGCACAAGCACCTCAACAAACTGTTGAGCCTGAAGATGACATAGATTACTTCACTGATCCACAAGGTGCTGTTAATCGTGCTATTGAGAACCACCCTAAGATTAGAGAAGCAGAGCAGTACACTACGCAGTACAAAAAGCAGTCGTCACTAGCTTCGCTTCAAGCCAAACACCCAGACATGCAAAATATACTTAGTGACCCTAAGTTTGCAGAATGGATCAAAGCGTCTAAGATTAGGACTCAGTTGTTTGTAGCGGCTGACCAACAGTATGATTCCGATTCTGCTGATGAACTATTTACACTCTGGAAAGAACGTAAAGTAGTTGCTCAACAGACTGCTAATGTTGAAAAACAGGCACGGAAGCAAACACTGAAGGCAGCTAGTACAGGTAATGCACGAGGCAGTAGCCAAGGGACAAGGAAGAAAGTGTATCGTCGGGCCGATATTATTAAACTTATGAGAACAGACCCGGACCGTTATACAGCATTAGCCGATGAGATTATGGCAGCTTATGCGGAGGGTCGAGTAAAATAATCTAGGAGATTACAATGGCTACTCAAACTTATCCCGGTTGGCGGTGGAAGTATCGTCAACAAAACAGCAGCTGCTACTTTTATTCCAGAAATCTGGAGTGACGAAGTAATTGCTGCCTATCAGAAGAACCTGAAGATGGCTCCTCTGGTCAAGAAGCTTCCAATGACAGGCAAGAAGGGTGATGTAATTCACATTCCTAAGCCTATCCGTGGTGCTGCTTCTGCTAAGGTTGCTGACACTGCTGTCAACATCCAAGCAAACGTAGAAGGCGAATTGCAGGTTTCTGTTAATCGTCACTTCGAGTACTCACGTTTCATCGAAGACATTGTAGAAGTACAGGCGCTTAACAGCCTCCGTCAGTTCTACACTGAAGATGCTGGTTATCAGCTGGC